GGGACATAGACCACTATCTATCCATTTAACAATAACTAAGCGAAGGTTTTGACATTTGTTGGTTTTCCGCCCACGCCTTGTTTCTTTGAGCGTTTCCTTCTCACAGCAGACTTTCTCTGACTCTCTGTCATTCTGTTTGCTTTTGATTTTGGAACACATTTTGGATATTTCCTCTTACTATTTTTAGCTGACTTACGACCACATTTGGCATAACTGCCATCTTTTTTTTTTGATCCTATATCTACCCAGTCTTGGGCAAACCATTTAGTAAGACCTCCACTAGCTCTACTCATGCCTTTTTAGTTGTATATCCCCCACCTCGTTTTTTGTAAGTTTTTACGAGCCAAGCGTTTGCATAAGCAGATGGATAAACCTTAAATTTTCTTTTAGCCTCTGCTTTTACTCTTGCATACAAAGCCTTATTTGTGGGTACATTTTTTGATGCCATTATTTTTTCTTCTTCTTTTTATTAAGTTTTTTGAAGTCAGCAGCATCAATTTTTTTTGGATTTCCTGCCAGTCTAGCAATCTTCATCTGTTTTTTAGATAGTTTTCTAGGCATTACTTCTTCTTCTTTTTTTTCTTTTTGTTAATGTTTTGCAAAGCTGGATTTAATTTTCCATTCTTTTTCTTTGCTGTCTTTTTCATTCCACGCATTAGATTGATCCTTTCCTTAAGTTGATGTCGATGTCCGACTGTTTCGTTGTAGTAGTCTGCTTCCCAATATTTGTAATAACCTACTTTTTTTAGTTTTTGGGAGGCTTCTTCAAGGTCTTGATATCTTTGTATTAAGATCATTGAAAAAGTATTTTCGGTATTGAAGCCATGATCGTAAAGAAAATCTATATTATCATCACCAGTCTCAGGGTGTGATGCCATTAAGTAAACATCTTTTGGCATATAGACAAAGTTTAAGGCTTCAATACTTGAATCTAATTGAGTTGCTGTTATCGATAAATCAGAACAACCTATAATAGCTATTCTATATTTAGTTCTTTTTAATTTGTTGGCCCAATCTACTACAGTTGGTAGTAATTGTTTGGCTTCGTGTACTTCTTCTATTTTAAATTGTTTTTTTTCACGACATGACTTGGCGTATGGACATGCAGCAAAGTTACCAAGATGCTTGTTTGGTTTTTCAATAACAGTCTTTGACCATAGACTGATATCTTCTTTTATTGATCTCAAGATTTCTTTTTCTTTTTGTTTCTTTCAGATATAGCTTTTGCTTTGCGTTTGGCATCAGATTTAGATGATGCTCCCCATTTTCTTAGACTAAGTAATAATCTTGTGGGCTTACCATCTTTATATTCAGGACCTTTTGCATTACCCATTCTTGCCAGAAAACTTGCTCGTCTTGGATTGTCACCTGATTTCAGAGGTGGTTTTAAGTTCAGGCCTTCTTTTTTTTTAAAATATGCTCTACCTTTTGCAGATAAACCACCACTAGGGTTTTTATGTTCTTTTTTCATTTACAATACCTTTGGAGTCAAACTCTACTTGTTCTTGTTTTTCTAGTTGTTTTGCTATTGATTGATCTTGAGAAGATGCGTAGTCTGCTTTTGCTTTTTGAAATGCAATAACATCATCAACTGTGATGTTACGCTTTTCTTCTCTTAATATAGCGTTCTTCTCATGTGCTATTTCTAATCTATCTTGATAGAACTTTTCTCTATGTGTAAGTTCTTCTAGCTGTTTTTTTATTTCTCGTAATTCTTTTTTTGCTTTTCTAAGCTGTGACTCTACTTCTTTAATGGTACTCATTTTTTATATTTGTCCATAACTTTCTCTGCTGATCTTCCAACCACATAACCAGAAATTCCAACTAGTACGATATTCAATAAACTGTTTTGTACGCTCTCAGGTATGTTAGGAGCGGTTAAACCAAACCAATGAGCTACAACAAGACCAGCAAAAACAAGCATTAGTATTGGTCGCCAGTTTCTTTGTAACCAACCACCTTGAGCTTCTGCTGTTATTATTTTTGCTTGTGCTTCAAGTTCTTTTAATTGACCTGAAAGTAATTGTTGTTGTATTGATTGTTTGAGCTTTTCTGCCTCTGCTTTATTATCAATAGTTTTATCTATTGTTGAGAATAAAGTTTTAATCATAGGAGCTACTGCACCAAGTAAGTTAAACATCTCTTAACCTTTCTGCTAATTCGTTTGCTCTGTTTGGAACTTGTGTTGCATATTTTGAATCTAGAATTTCAAAACTTGCTGTGACATAATCATTTTCTTCTAAAGCCTGTTTTAATTTAACAAAGGTGTTAAGTCTGTTTATGCCTAAGTTAAAAGACAAATTAATAATGCAATCGAAAGCATCAGGATCAATAGATTCTTCTTCGATAAACGATCTTGCATCTGATAGAGCTTGTTGAAAGTCTCTTTCAAAGTATTCCATAATTGTATCATCACTATATTCTACTCCTTCTTGTAAGTTGTCTGAGGGCAACACCAAATGTCCTATACCCCAGCTTTTATTGCCAAGATGATCGAGATAAATTTGGTTTCTTTTGCCTTCGTGTTTTATGATTTGTTTTTTTACTTCTTCGTAATTTCTATTAGTTTGTCCAAGTACCATTTTGCCTTCTCTAAATCTTCAAGACCATTTTTTTGTTTATGTCTCACAACATATTTAACTATGTTGCCTTGAAAATAATCTAAATTAAATTCATGTATAAAATCTGAAACTTGTATCTTTGTACCGATATAATAGTCAGGATTTATTTTATTGTTTACATTGTCTCTTTTAGTCCATCTATCTGTCATACTTGACCTGTCCACTTTCCATCTTTATCTAAAAACATTGGGTGTATTTGTGGTACTGAGTCCACAATACTTGCACATGATATTATTGGTCTTTTTATAAAGTTCTTTCCATATTTAAATGCTTCATGTCTAGGCTCAATGCTTGATCCAACACACAGAGCGAAGTTTAAAGATGTGGGTGAACTCCACAGGGAGTACTCAGACTTAGTATGTTGATGACCAACGACAAGCGAACAACCTAATTCTTTTGCACTTGATAAAACATTTGATTTAAAATGATGAGTAAAAAAAACTTTTGTTTTATTTGGTAATTCTAAAATTAATTTATCGTGCCAAGTCCATTTCCATTTAGGATCTATACCTAGTATTTCGTTTATATCTTTCAAGAAAGACTCAGGCATAGAAGCTTTTTCTGCTAGTCTTTGTATTCTTATATCGTGATTACCCCACATAATAGGCATAGGACAATCAAATATTTTTCTTAATTTTTTTATACAAACTCTTGCTTCCTCAAGTTCATACTTAATATTTTTAAGTTGTGGTGAATGCAGGTGCTGACTAATTGAATGTTGATCGCATAAATCACCAATCATTAAAACCATTGTTGGCTTTACTTTATCTTTTAATTTTTTTATCCACCTAAAGTATTCTTTTTTTTGATACGGAAAATGTGTATCACTTAAAATAAGTATCGATTTTGTTTTGAACAAAGGAAACCTCCTTTATATATTTGGGCTTATTTTTGTCGTACAAAAAGTAGTGACATACACATTCGGTCTGTCAGTTAAATATGTGGCTAATTGTTGAGAAGCTAGTCTACACTCCTCTACTGTGTCGTAGGATTTGTCATAAACAACTTCTTGAACACAGGTCTTGTCTAAGGGTAAGGTTGGATTTTGAATACAAAGCCAAAAAATTAAAAACATTTTCATCTATTGTTAACCAAATGTTTCTCAATCCAAATAATTTTTTCTTTTATAACTGCTATGTCTTGTTGCATTTGTGAAATCGTATCTGCTTTTTTCTCAACAGCTTGTAACCTTTCAGACCACATACCCCATGTTATAAACATTGATGCAGCTATAACGATGTAAGGAGCAAGTATTTTTAAATCAATTTTCATTTTGACCACTCCACTTTAAACTCGTTACCTTTTTGATCTTGTATAGACATTGTTTGTTTTTCTGTTCCATATATTTTAGGAGCAAGTTTACCCGCTTTAAAATGCACATTTTTTTGAATAATCTCTAGTAGCTTTACTTTTGTCATATTAAGTTTGGGATCTTTCTTTGCCTGTTCTAACAATGTATCTAAATCCTCTATTGTATAGAGAACGCTATCGTGTTTTGCTTGAAGATATTGTTTGTTTAGCTTTTCGTCTTTGTTAATCCATTGTCTAAGTGTTGTCCAAGATACATCTAATTCTTTGCAACACTCACGAATAGTTTTACCTCTAGCTAACATTTCAAACAAATCTGCTAAGATAGATTGTTTATACTTGCTTGGTCTATTGCCTTGTTTTTTTGGAACGAGTTGTGTCATAGTTTACCTACAGACACACTCTCCACCACAATGTTCACACATGATTTTTATTCCTTTGGATATTTATCTTTAACAGCTTGAACAGTTTTCTTCCAACCATCAATGCCATTATGATATATGTCGTCTAGCTGATCTTCCCATGATGGATATTCAGCAGCTCTTTGTCTTTGATACTCATTAGCATCATACTCAGCTTGTAGTTCAGTTTGTTTTGCTGATACTTCGCTCCATGTAAATAACTGATCTCCGAAAATAGCTGTACCATTTTCATCTGCTCCAGTTACATATTTTACATTAGCTTTGTAATCAGCTTCATTAGTAGGTTCACCACTAATTACAAACTCTGCATCGTCTTTGAGAGCTTTGATTGCACTTGCTATATCTATTGTCATTTGTTTACTTTCCTTTCTTTGTTAAATTTATCCTGCAATTTCCATTACTGTTAAACAAGCCTGTCCAGCTTGACCACTTGAAATACCATTGTAGTAAAAAGTTCTTCCAGTGTTATCTGATTTAGCTTGGACTGTGTAAATTAATTGTGATGTGGTATTTGGACTATCTAAAACTGTCATAGTCATACTGACATCTTTATCATCTTTATTTGTAGAAAATGAACTATTATGACCACCGCCTAAATTTGTTGTGCTTCCACCACTAATTTCTCTAACTATTGTCGAATGACCAAAATTAGTTGCATTAGTTCCAGAGTTACAACCATTGTTAGCAACTACATAAAATTTACTTGTATTCGCAGTAGGCGTTATAACAACAGTAATTACAATTCCATAACTGGTACTTGCTGTACCATAAACAGAAGTGTAGTTTGCTGATTGTACTTGTAAAACTTTCCCTGTATTAATCGCACTAGGCAAAGCAGTAACACTATTTAAAGAAGCATTGTTAATAGATGTGTTTGGAATTGTAACACCAGTCAATGATGAACTGTTCAGTCTTGTGATAGCCATTATGCTAGTACCTCCATTAGTGTAACTGATGTTTCTATATTACCTACTCCAACATAACCAGTTCCTGTACTTACTCTCATATATATTGAGTATGAAATTGATGATATTGTTGAAGGTGAATCCAATGTACTCATTGATATTGCTCCGTGATTGTTTGCACCACCAGCTCTTAAAAAAATAATTCCATCTGAAGTACCTAAGTTTGTTGCGTCTCTATAAATTGTATACTTTGTTCCAGCTCCACTAGTGGTATTCCCTCCACTTGAACTTACTAAAACTAATATTTTAGAAGATGCAGAAGAAGGAGTTATACTTACACTTGTTCCAGTTGCTTGAACAAATGATGTAGATGTTGTTGTAAATTCATCAGTTTTTGTAACTGTAACCACTTGACCAATCTTACCAACACCACCAATACCTAAAGATGAAGCAGTCGGAGTTCCACCAGCTGCTGTTTGAATTGTATCTACTTTAATTATAGATGTCATTAGGCTAGTACCTCCATTAGTGTTAGTGTTGATGGTCTAGGACCCCAACAAGCTATAGTTTGACCAACTGCTGAAACATTATTGAATTTTACAGTGTATGTTAATTCTGATGTGCTTGATGGTGAGTGTAAAAAAGAACCCCCAGCTGTTTGACCTGAGTCATCTACTACTTCATTATATACAGACCAACCAAAAGATTGAACTTCTGACTCTACTCCTCCAACAGTGTAAAAAAGTTTAGTTTCCATTCTTGTATTTGCATTAGCTGTTTTTAATGCTGGACAAAAGAAAGTTGCTAATATTTTACTAGATGCTGATGTAGGTGTTATGTTTAAGTCAAACCCTATATTAGTAAAAGAAGAACTTGTACTTATAAGTTGTGTATTTACTACTCCTTGAACCACTTGACCAATCTTCCCTAAAGGAAAATCTGTTCCGTCTTTTTTCTGTATGGTATTAACTTTTAATATGCTCATATTCCAAATGCCTCTTTAATTTCTTCTGTTGTTAAACCCAGTGCTTCTAGCTTTGATTTGGCTGATTGCTTCTTTGTTTCTTTATCAGTAATAGCTTGGTCATAGTCAGCTTGTAACTGTGCTAGTCCGTCAATACATTCTTGTTCTGTTGGTTTTGTTTTTGAACTGTCGTGAATGATGAGGTTTGTATAAACTTTGTTCGCATCATCACCATTAAGATTTTCAAATCCAAACCATTGTCCTTCATGTAATTGAATTAAATAATCTTCGAGTGTTGTTGGTCTTGCCATTATGTATCTCCTAATCTTAAAAATGTCATACTTGTAAGATTTGTTGATGCTGTTCCGTGTGCAGAAAAAGAAGTGTTTTGCATACCTATACTAAATCTAACTTTATGAGTAGATGTGTTTGTTACATCAAATAAAAAATCACTAGAAGAGGATAGTTCTATATTTCCTGTTCCAAAATCACTTGTAGCACAAGATGAAATAGCACCATTAGTATAAGTAGAATTATCTGTTGTTTTTTGAATTTTACCTTCCAAATATCTACTTTCTCCATCTCCTATAAATCTTGCAGTAAATCTTATCCACCAATATCCTGTTGATGGAAAAGTAAATACTCCACTACTTTCTGTCATTCCAGTACCAAATTTATCAACTCTGCTTAAATTACTTGTTAAAGGTTCATTATTACCAGATGCACTAGTAGTTAATCTCCATTGGTCTGCTTCGGTAATACCAAGATTATTAGTAACCCCTGATGCTACTGATACTGTATCTCCACTACCCCCTAGTGTTAGAGTAGTTCCCGACTGTGAGGTAATTGTATTTACTTCTAATGTACTCATGCGATTACGAATGTACTCCCTGATGCAATAGTCAATGTGCCTGATACTGTAATAGGTCCAGCGACTATAGCGTTTTTATTTGATGTTACTGTGATGTCTGTAAAGGTCTGATTGTTAATGGTATAAAACGAAGAAGCTAGTTTTGATGTAGTAATAGTTGCATCACTGGGAACTCCTACATTTAAAGTATCTCCTAAGACCACACCACTAAAGCTATCAGATGATAAAGGTGCAGATGTAAATGTGATTGTGCTACCACTGACTGTGAACGCATCATTTGGATATTGAACGACACCTGAGATAGAAATAATACAAGATTGTTCGTTAGTAGGTATTACATTGACTCCACCAGATTGTAAGGTGAAGGCAGTTAATGTACCATTGAAGCTCCCTGATATGTCGTCTATAAGAATATGGTTTCCTACGACTGGTTGTTTACCAATGTATGCCATTACTCACCACCCCCATTATCTGTAATTGTATTTCCTTCCGCTACCCATTCTAAAATCATTTGATAATCTGAGTTACTCTCATCAAGAGGAACTGACCACTCTTGACCATTTGTAAAAACTACTTGGTAAGAATTACAGAAATTTGTAAGTGTATAATTTTTTGTTACTGATTGAATTTCCATTATAACTCCGAACTAAATTGTATTGTTACTGTTGTTGTATTATGACTGAATTGAATTGTGTTTCCTGTACTCATAGAGTTAAAATTTCCACATTTTAAAACTATGTATGTTCCTTTTCCATTTCCATTGATGACACAATTTGCAGAGGATTGAGTTCTGCCACTTCTAAAATGGTCGTCTATAGTTAAAGGGTTATCAATAGAAACACTAGGCACAGACCTCATAGTAGGACTTAATGGAACTCCTACCATAATATGTTCGCCATTTGCTGCGTTACCATAAATTGTTGCAAAGTCATCTTCTGTCTGTCCAGTTGATTTAAACCTTCTATAGTATCTCTGACATCTTTGTAAATTTATATCTCTAGGTAAG